CCCGGAGAAAGCGATGAATCCTACCGCCAGCGCCTGAAAGCGGCCTACCAGACCTATGCCCTGGGCGGCACAAATCCGGGCCTGGTGGCGGTGCTGAAGGTGATGGGCTACCCGGAGGCCCGCATCCATGAGCTGTTCAAGGACGGCGTGGTGACTCCCCTGCACAACGGCCAGAACTCATACAATGGGGCGGCCAGGCACCAGGGCGGCGTCCGGTGGGCTGAATTCAAGATTTTCATGGGCATAGAGGGCGGCCAGGACTATGCGGCCGCCGAGCGCCAGGCCCTGCTGGCCGCGATAAACAAGGTTAAGGCCTCCCACTCCAAGCTGGCCGCCCTGACCCTGGAGTTGGCCATGAGCGACCGCCTGGTGTTCACGGAGCAGCAAGCCATAACTGCCGCCTGGCAAGCTGAGGACGGAGCCGCCGGGCCGATCCTGCTGCACACCGGAGCAGCGCCTTACGGGGTAAAACATGACGGCAAAGCCTTTTACCAGTCCGGCCGCCTGCGCGACGGCACGCCGGCGCTGACTGCGGCGGTGCAGGTAGGCCCGGAAATCATTCCCGGCTGCCGGACCTACCGGACAGCCTATAAGCATGACGGCGGCAGGCCGAGGTTCCGGCACGCCGGCAGCCTTTTGCGGGCAAGCTTCTGGCAACACAACGGCCAGGGCCAGCACAATGGCGCGATCAGGTACCGCGAAGGTGTGGCCCATTACGGGGACAAGGAACTGCTGCACGGCGGCCTTGTCAGGTATGGGGCCGGACTGCAGCGAGACGGAAGCATTACCCACGGTGCCAACGGCCTTAACGAAGGCCTGCACTTAATAGTCCGGCGCAAGGGCACGCCGGTGGAGATTGACGCCGCATAGGAGGTGATAGTTTGAGGGTTCAAATGGCAGAAAAGCATGGCTTGACGGGCCGGCTGCGGCTGGTGATCCGGAAGCACGGGCAGGTTGTGGAGATTGACGACGACGACAACCTTGTTATGGACGGCCCACGGGCGGACATGGCCAGCAACCTGGCGGGCGTCCCGGTGACCATCCTGCCGGTTACCCACGTGGCCGTCGGGACTAACGGCACCGCGCCGGCCGGCCAGGACCAAGCGATTACCAACCCTTTTTCCAAGCCGTTGCTGCAGGTTTCCCGGCCTTCGCCCATGGTGGTGGTCTGCACGTTTCAAATCTTGAGCAGCGACGCCAACGGCCTAGCTATCCGGGAATTCGGCCTGCTAAGGTCCGACGGGAGCCTGTACGCCAGGCGGACAAGAAACGGGAAGGTGATCGAGAAGGACAGCGACATCGAGATTGACGGCGAATGGACACTTTACACGTAATAAGGCGGAGGTGATTATATGGCCAACTTACAAGAAACAGTTCAATGGGAAGCCGGTGTCTATCAGCTTGAGGAAACCGATCCGGTGCAAGGCGGCGCTAATGGCGTTGATAACTTGCCCCACAAGCATCTGGCCAACCGGACGGCGTACCTGAAGCAGGAACAGGACTCCCTGAAGTCTGAAATAACCACGGCCAGGGGCACATACGCAAACCTGGACGCACGCCTGGATGCACTGGAAACCCAGACCATGCAGGGTGAAAGCACGTTCGCCGGTACCGGTGGAAAAACGATCAGCCATTCCCTGGGCCACACCAATTATATCGTGAATGTGGTGCCCCTCCAGGACACCGGCGGCGACCTGGGAGATGTGTTTATCTCCAAGGCCAGCAACGCTTTTACGATCTACAATACGGGCGGTTTTACCGGCAGTTTCCGGTACCAGCTCATGACGTAAGGAGGGAGAAAAGATGATTGTCCAACATAACCCCGGTAAGCCTAATGAAGCAATAGACATTGACCAGACAACTTCCAGCCGCCTGGTGATAGCCGCCTTCCCCTTCCCCGGCGGGGAGTGTGCGGGCGGCAGGATAGACCTGACACCGTTCCAGGGTGGCCCCTTCAGGCTCTACCTGGAGACCGACGGCAGCTTGAACACGGAACTTTCCCGGGACCATTACTGGCTCCTGGCGGAAGCCGTCCTGCCCGAGCGGCATTTTGAAAACCAGCCCACCGGGATGACAGATGAGCACGGGCAGCCGGTCATGACCATGGTGGAGCAGCCGCTGGACCTTAACGATGTTGAAATCATGGTATATCCCCTTCCGGAGGTGATCTAAATGAATGTGAGCAAATTGTCCCTGGCGGCCCTGCGGGACCGGATCGCCGCCGGCACCCGCGAGGTTGACGTGGTACACAACTCCAAGGGCGACGGAACCGGCACCACCGTGGTGTCAAAGATGGTGTATGTTCCCAGGTTCCGCATTCCGGCCGGCCTCTGGGATGGCGCCGCGTTTCCTGCTCAGGACCTGAAGCTGGGCGGGTTCCTGATTGACAAATATGCCTGCAGCCAGCCCGATGCAACCAATGTCAGCCGGGGCAGCACAACGCCCAACGCCCCCGGCCTGGTGGCGGCTGTGTCCCAGCAGGGAGTGGTGCCATGGACCGACATCAGCCAGACCAACGCCCTGGTGGCCGCCGCCAACCGAAAGATTAACGGGCGCGCATGCCACCTGGTGACAATGAAGGAATGGGCCACAATCTGTTTCCTGATCAGACTCCTGGGGCATGATGTTCGAGGGAACAACTCCTGGGGCCGCGACTACCGCGATGCGGATAGCTTCGAGAATTACGGCATTGAGGACCCGCTTACCGACAGTTATGCCGCCGGACATGGGTACGATATGGCCAGGGCGCTTACCGGCTCAGGCCCCATTTCGTGGTCCCATAACGGCATGGCCAACGGTATTTTCGACATCGTGGGCAACGTCTGGGAGTGGCTGGACTTCCTGATTGATAATGGCCGTTACCAAGCTATAAAAACTGCAGCAATTAATGATAGCGACGGCATCACCGCTACCGACACGGCCATTGTAATCGACGGAGTTCAAAACCCGGAACTCTGGCCGGCCAGCAATGGTTTGGTTTTAATCAAGGCCGAGGGAACAAACACCGACGAATACGTCATCTACAGTTCTATTGTAAACAACGGTAACGGTTCTTATACCCTGACCGGCTGCCAGCGGGGCCAGAAGGGCACGGCGGCCAGCGCCCACGCCAATGATGCCGTGGTGCAGCAAATCACTGATTACTGCCTCATACCTGGCGGCTGGACGGCCAAGATTGCCGATGCCGGACTTAACAATACCACGAACCCGGCCACGTTTACGTATTCCGAATTGGTCCTGGGACCCGGAGGTGCCAACCCGGCGGTGGGCGATGTGCTGCAATGCCAGACGGAGCAGATGACCGTCACGGCCGTAAACGGCACCAGCGTAACTGTAAGCCGTGGGGCCAATGGGTCAACGATAGCCGCCCACGCCCAGAGTACCGGGATCACTAAAATATCGCCGCAGATGAGTAACGACAACCCTACATCTACAGACGCCACTTATGGTGCTTCCCAGTTTGGCAAGTTCTTGACCATGCGGACGGAGGCCGAGCTGGCCGCCCTGGCACTTCCCTCCGCTGTCTCTTCTGGCGGCAACGAAGAGTGGAAGGATGGCTTCTGGATGCGGAACTATGGCCAACGCGCGGCTCTCCGTGGCGGGTCCTGGAGCAACGGGTCCAGCGCCCGTTCGGGGTTCGCCCTCCTCCTGGGCAATCCGCCGTCGAGCCCGGTCATCCACCTCGGCTTCCGCGCCGCTTTGTCCCTGTGATCTGGTATCTGGAAACTGATGCTCTGCTGTCCCCGCGATAGCGGGGACCTGGGCACTGTTGAGGGGGAATAATGGCTCAAGAACTGATTCTCAAAGAGAAGTGCAAGGACATGATGAAATACGGCTACCAGGCCATAAGGGACATTCCGAGGGACTACCGGTACACGCTGGGAACCGACATCCGAAATTCTATGACCAGCTTGCTCCAGCTCATTATCCGGTGCGGCAAGCGATATTACAAGAAAACGACCCTGGAGGACATGGACATTGAGCTGGACACCCTTAGAACGCTGATCCGGGTGGCGCTGGAAAACCGGGTCATCACCGTTAAGGAGTTTGAGCGCTGGTCCGTTTTGCTGGACGAACTGGGCCGCATGATCGGCGGCTGGATGAAATCGCTAAGAACCAAAGATTAGGGCCTGGGCTGCAACGCGCGGCTCTACGTGGCGGGAACTGGAACAACGGGTCCAACGCCCGTTCGGGGTTCGCCCTCAACCTGAACAATCCGCCGTCGAACACGAACATCAACATCGGCTTCCGCGCCGCTCTGCCTGAAACAAGTGGGAAGGTAGCTGCTTACGGGCGGCTATCCAGGGCACAGGCAAAGGAGCACAGGCCCCTGTCGCGTCGGGTACCCGGCCGGCAAAAAATATAAACCGCCTGACCCGACTGGTAGGAAACGAAGGCCGGAGCCAGGCCCAGATTGGAGGATGAAGATGAGGACTTACAAGAACCTGTATCCGCAAATTTACGACTTCGAGAACCTGTACGAGGCATATCTCAAGGCGAGGCGCGGCCACAGGTATGACCATGAAGTCCTCGTCTTCGCCAACAATTTGGACAGCGAGTTAATCCAGCTACAAAATGAGCTGATCTGGAAGACCCATAAAACAGGGCCTTATCGGAAGTTCTACGTGCACGACCCGAAGACAAGGCTGGTGGCTGCGCTGCCATTCCGTGACAGAGTGCTGCAGCATGCCCTCTGTAATGTTGTCGAGCCGCTTTTTGAGCGGAAGTTTATTTTTGATAGCTATGCCTGCCGCTCAGGGAGGGGAACCCACGCCGGCGCGGACAGGGTAACGGAATTTCTCAGAAAAGCAACCAGGCTGTGGCCAAAGCCGTACTGCCTAAAATGCGACATCAGTCAGTATTTCCCCTCTGTCAGGCACACCGCCCTGTTGGCGATTATCAGGAGGACGATTGCCTGCGAAGACACCATGTGGCTGATCCAGGAAATCCTTTCTAGCTGGACAGACCCGGCAGACCTGGACCCAAGAGGCCTGCCCATCGGGAACCTGACCAGTCAACTATGGGCCAACGTTTACCTGGACCAGCTTGACCATTACGTTAAAGAGACCCTTCGGGTCAGGTTCTATGTCAGGTATATGGACGACTTCGTAATAATCGGCGGCGACAAGGCGGAGCTGTGGCAGATTAAAAGGGACATCGAAACCTTCCTGGATGACAAGCTAGGCCTGCGCCTCAATGGCAAAACAGGAATATTTCCCATTTCTCACGGGGTGGACTTCCTGGGTTACCGCATTTGGCCGGATCACAGGTTATTGCGGAAAAGGAGCACCAAGCGGATAAAACGAGCCTTGAAACGCTTCCAGAAGCTATATGCCCAGGGCAAGGTGAGTTTTGAACGGATCAACGCTACGGTGCAGAGCTGGCTGGGGCATGCAAGGCATGGGGACAGCTTCGGTTTCCGGAGAAAGCTGTTTGATGCCATTGCTTTTGTCCGTGGCGGAGGTGAAAAGGATGAAAGCTAAAGGGTTTTGGAATGACCCGGACGGTTTTACAATCGAAGACCTGGCAGTTTTAGCTTCCCTGGGCCTCTATGTTTTCGTGGGAGCTAAGATGGCAATGGCAAAGGATGTTTCCTCAAATCAAGTGGATTTTTTCACTGTCCTGGGGTACCCGATAATTGCAGCTATTGCAAAAAGGGCCATTGAGCGGATTGGTTGGCCCACACTTGGGCGGCGCGGGCAAATGCAGACATACCAGCCAACCTACACGCCTGAACCCTACTACCAGCCAGAACAAGCCAGTTATACCCCGCGTGATGAAGGCGGTTCAGAGGAAAAACCTCTAAGCGTGCCTCAAAATAAACCGACAATTTAAGGAGGTGTTAAGGTTATGAGGTTATGTATTGACCCAGGCCACGGCGGAAGCGATTCCGGGGCGCTGACGGCCGACAGGCGAATGGAGAAGGACACAAACCTGCGAGTAGCTTTAATGGCTGAACAGGAATTACAGGGCAGTGGGATTGAGGTCATGTTGACCCGGCGGGATGATCGGGACGTTGGTCTGTCTGAGCGCTGCCAAATGGCAAACCGTTGGGGTGCTGATGTTTTTATAAGCATCCATGCTGATGCCGCCGGCGGTACGAGTGCTAAGGGGCACCATGTAATCCACAGCATCCACTCCCAACCCGGTAAGGGTGGCAATAAACTGGCGAGGCTTTTGGTTGACCAGGTAACGCTGGCTACGGGCCGGCAACCATTCCCGCGAGGAGATAATGGGGTGTGGACCCGTGAGAGTGAGAAAAATCCGGGGGTTGACTACTATGCGGTAATCCGCGAGACGAACATGTCGGCCGTAATCATCGAGCGCGGATTTTTGACAAACCCTGAAGACGCTGCGCTACTTTTTGACAATAACGCGCTTCGGAAGCAAGCCCGAGGTATTGCGCGGGCGGTGATGATGTATTTCGGCGTAAATATTCAGGAGGTGGTAGAAGGTATGTTTAAGGATGTTGTGGGGCACTGGGCGCAGGAAAACATTGAACACCTGGCCAAAATTGGGGTCGTTAGCGGAAAAGGCGACGGAACCTTCGACCCTAATTCCCCAATTACAAGGGCGGAGGCGGCTGTTATTGTAGACAGAGCCATTGCCTACACCCTGGCCGAAGTTCGAAAAATGTTAAAGGGTGCGGCGTAAGATGGAAGACCTGGTGCTGAACGTGGCCTATGATTTACTGCTGTTACTGGCGACAGTGGCCGCCGGCCTTCTGGTGGCCTGGCTGAAAAAGAGGCTGGGCGTTGAAGGCGTCAATAAAGTGAACGCAGAATTACAGGCAAAACAAGAGTTGGCCACTCTGGCGGTCCGTTTTGTCGAACAGGCTTATCAGGACCTTCATGGCGAAGATAAATACCGAAAGGCGGCCGAATGGCTTTCAACCAGAGCTGGCGAGCTAGGGGTCAAGGTCTCTGCAGAAGAGATTAAGGGGCTTATTGAGGCGGCCCTGCGGGCCTTTAAAGATGAGTTTGGCGAAGGCTGGGCGAACGCGACTAAGTCAGGTTAACGTATTGTATCACGCCAACAAAAAGCGTATACTTAAACTTTAGGAGGGGGCCACAAAAGCCCTCTCCTAAACAAGTTTTATGCAGCGCTTGCGTATTCTCATTTAGTGTGAGATTTTTTCGCACGCGACGTGAGAAGCATCAGCGGCCTAAGAGGAGGCGGTAAAACTTGCAGTTTTGGCGCAGATTAAGGCACATATTTGTTCGGCAGGAAGAAACAGCCAAGCTCTACGGGGAATGGTTGTTTTACCTGGACGGCAAACTCGTCAAGCGAGAGAAAAACCTGCTGGTTCAAGCGGGTTTAAATTTCTTGGCGGCGATTTTAGCCAACCAGCGAACGAACGACGTTCCGGTGCATTGCCTTCTTGGGACGGGAACGACGGCTCCTGCCGCAACAGATACAAAGTTGCAGAATGAAGTTTTACGAAAAGCAGTCAGTGCGAAGCAAGTCCAAGCAAACCTTATCCGTTTCCGCACTTTTTGGCTCGCGAATGAAGCGAATGGCACCTGGACGGAATTTGGGCTGGCTTTTGCTGGGACAGATCAAAAGGACAGTGGGGTGCTATTCAGCCGGTTGGTGCCGACAGGCGGATTAAGCAAGACTTCGAATACCGTTCTCACAATTGAAACAAGGATAACGATGAGTGCAGGGTAAGGAGGGTTAATTTGGCACCTCGTAAAGATTCTCCTAAATACGATGAATGGCTGCAAAAGGTTAGTAAAAGTCATTTTAAGAAAGGCCAAGTCCCTTGGAATAAAGGGCACCCTGTTCCGGAAGAAACAAGGCAAAAAATAAGTAAATCGCTCAAAGGGAGAAAACTTAGTGAAGAACGTAAGCAGAAGATGCGCGAGGCGGTAAAAGCGGCACTAAATAGGCCCGAAGTTAGAGCTAAAATAAGTGAAGCAACTAGGCGAGCACATCAAAATTCTGAAACAGAACGACGGCGAAGCGAAGCAATTAGTAGGGCGAAAACTGGGAAGCCAGGACATCCACCATCGGAGAAGCAAAAACAGCGACTTATCGAAGTGCTTACAGGTGATAGTAATCCCGCTAAAAGAGCAGATGTTCGGAAGAAGATTAGCGAAGCATTGAAAGGCAGAAGTCTCACCGAAGAATGGCGGGAAAAACTGCGTAGAGCTCATATTGGTTTGCGCCATAGCGATGCCACTAGAGCCAAGATGAGCAAAACAAGGAGGGAAAACCCTGAAACAGTCCTAAAAGGGGCAAGGGCATCGCGTTTAGCCAATCCGTCATCGATTGAGTTGGCTATCGAAGACGTGTTAAAAGCTCTTGGAATTTCTTATGAGTCACAAAAGGCGATTGGGTTCTATGTTGTAGATTTCTATCTCCCTGAACATAACTTGGTTATCGAGTGTGACGGAGAATATTGGCACAATTTGCCGGAGAACATTGCACGAGACAAGCGCAAAGACACTTACCTTCGCAAACGAGGCTACAACATTCTCCGGCTGAAGGAACACGAAATAAAAGAAGGCCCCGAAGCCGCATTGTTAAATGGGCTAAAGGTGGTGAGATAGCTTGACCTTATATGCTTTTAAGAACGGCGTTACGGTGCTGGATGAAGTGCAGATGAATTCGCTTCTGGCCGCACAGCCCAGCGTGCTTATCTTCGACGGCGACCAGGTGGACGCGAAGACAGGCACCGGCGTAACCGACAACGACCTTTCGCTGAACACGTATATTGCACGCTTCACTCTCACGGGCCAGACCACGATTGGTAGGGTGGAGTTGGAGCTAACCAAAGCCGGCGCAGGTGCTGACCTGACGTTGGAAATCCGCGACAACACCTTCGCCGCTGACGGCACAAACGACGGAGTGCTGCTAAAGTCCGTCACTTTCCCGGCGAAAATTTTCCCCACCAGCGCGGCCTACATCAGCCTGCCGGTAGATTTGAGCGGCCTTACCGCCGGGGCTTACTACTGGCTGCGGGTCAACAAGGCCGGGGACGCGACAAACCGCCTTCTCTGGCGCGGTGAGGCGGCGGCAGACGCAGCTTATCCGGTATATTACCGGGCAGGTGCTACCGGAGCTTGGACGGCGGGCAATGCGCTACACTTCAAGGTGTTTGCGGCGACGGCGGGGACGTACCTGCTAAAACACGGGATTTGGGGTGTAAACGGCAAGACGCTGGTGGAGTATAACGCAGATGGCACCATTGCCTATATCTGGAGATGGTTGCCGGCGGGGGATGGGACGTGGCAGATTGTCGATAAACTGGTGCCTACTTACAACGCGAACGGTGTGCCCATTAGATGGGAGGTGCAGTAATGGCGTTCGGGTTCTGGGAAGCGATACTGAGCTTTCTGACCAGACAAATTGGCCTTCGCACCGACGCCGCAGACCCGGCGGGGAGCTTGCACGCGAAAGCAACGAATATTGGAAATAAGGTATTCGCTTGGAAAGAAACAGACCCAGGGAACCCTTCAGGCTCGTTGGACATTGTTGTAAATGACCTTGCTGAAAAAACACTGGTCAGCGTAACTGGAGGCGGATTTATCACTAAGTTTTCATTTACCCTCAATAACGCCGATGACAACGTTTCTAACACAGTGCGTTTCAAACTATACATTGACGGGGTTGCGTTTTACACGACGGATATTGCACTGGCTGCAGGTGAATCTAGATCCGTGACTGAGACTGACCTTCTGTGGCGTTTTAAGACGAGTTTCTCGGTAACTGCGACACGGCAGACTGCTGGAAATCTCAACTGGGTTACTGCAAGCACGGGGCTAAAAACTCTTTATGATTGATAGGAGGTAATTCAACGTGGAATTCCTAAAAATAGGTGATATATTTTACAGGCAAACCAAGATTAGAAATAACGAAATCCTTGAAGCGATGACCCCAGTTTTTGCGGTGATGGTTGATAAATCAGTCATCAAGGCAGATGGCCTCGATACAGCCACGGTCACCGCCGAAGTCCACCCCGACCTGGCGGAGCTCACCTTCTACCACGCCGACACGGGTGAAGCTATCGCTACCGTGCTGGTTGACCCTACTCTCCACACGGCAACCCTCCAGGTGACGGCCACAACGCCAGGGGCAATTCGCATTAGAGCGGGGGAACCTACGGCAACAAGACTAAACGAGGTGGTGATTACGGTTGAAGGCAGTTAAGGTTGAAGGCAACAAGATAGTATTTGCGGATGAGAAGCAGGAGAAGCAAAAACAGCGCCAATCCAAGCTCGCCGCCATCGCCGATAAAAAGGCGAAGGGCAAGTTGACGCTGGAAGACGTGGACGCCAAGTTGGATGTGATAATCGAGATGCTTGAGGAGCTGCTACGCTAAGGGACACCGAGCCGCGAGAAGCGGCTTTTTAATTTTGCGGGGAGGTTATATTCGTGAAACGCAAACTAATACCGCTGATCCTGGCGGTTTTTTTATTATCGGCGACTCCCGCAGATGCTCTGCAGGTGCGGCAGGTAGACAGCCTGCCGTATTACATTTCCGGCATATCTACCAGCGCGGTTGAAAGCGTTTACGAAATTCCGCCGGTGGATGCCGTGGCTTACGAAGTCTATCACCTGGAGCAAACACTGCCGTCTCTGGTCTACAAAGACTGGCCGGTTTACATCTTATCGCAGCACGCATTTCTAAACGGCGCACAGCTTACCGGGTGCGTCCGTAGCGATGTAGCGGCGGCGTTTTTGTTCTCGCGTCAGTCTTACCACACAGGTATAGTCTGGCTGATAGCGAACGGCACGGCGAAAACCGTTCCGGCAGCACTATACTTGGCTTCGTTTACGGTGGCTCACGAAATCGGCCACGTGGTGCGTTTTCAATGCGTTTCATATTGGCGGCTGCAAGAATATATGACCTTGCGCGGCAGCCCGCCAGTGAACCCGGAAGAATTATTTGCTGAGGACTTCCGCTGGCTGTTCGGCTCAGACCGTGTGCGGGTGATAGATTACCAGCTCGGGATCTCGCCGCCGGGAGAAAAAGAAAGACAGTATATGTTGAGGATTCTGCCGCACGGTGCGGCTTAGTTCTTGCGGGGAAGGGGTGGATTGGTAGGTGGAACAGCTCCGTGAAATCTTCTCAAAGATGGCTGATCACTGGTTGTGGGGTACGGTTCTGGGTATCATAACGTACCTCGTCGAACCAACGGCAGCGTTCTACGCGCTCTGGATCGCGGTCTTTCTCGACCTTGTTTCCAAGGTGGTGGCGCTTGCCGTCAAGCACGGCGGTCTGATCCGCGCTACAAAGCTAAAGGTTATTGACAGCCACACGATGTTCTACCGCACCTTTCTGAAGGTGCTGGCGTACTTCAGCATGACCGTCTTGGCTCACCAGAGCAAGGCGATCGTCGGCGTCGAGTCGGTGTCCATAGCCTTTTCCACGATCATTTACTGCATCTTGTTCCTGGTCGAGGTCTACAGCATTATCGAAAACTTTGTGGAGGCCGGCGTCGAGGACCTGCGGCTGCTTTTAATCCGGTTCAAGCGGGAGAAAGAAAAGATAATCGAGGGCGAGGAAGACCTGGTTTGCGACATGGTCACGAAGGGAGAGGATAAGCGTGGCCCAACCATTTAGCCCGGTCCAGGCGCTTGTCCCTGCCGGTCAGGGGATACGGCGCCCGAAGAAATACATAACCTTAACCGCCAGAGGCGTCTGCTGGCACTGGACGGCGAACACGCAGAAGGGGGCAGACGCGAAAGCTCACCTGCAGTACTGGCGGAAAGCCGAGGTCGGCGCTCACTACATCGTTGACGACACCGGCGCATACCAGGCGGCGCCGGACACAGAAGTTGTCTGGCACGCCGGCCCGGGGAGTTTATACACCCCCGAGATCAAAAAGAAGTACCCGGCAGGGCCGAATCTGAGTCTCATCGGCGTCGAGCTTTGCGTGAACCTGGGCGGCAACTGGGAGAAAACATACCGGTATGCCGTGGCCCTGGGCGCTTACCTCTGCAAGAAGTACGGGTTTGACCCAAGCAAAGATTTTGTCCGGCACTACGACTGCACGCGGAAAGACTGTCCCCGAATGTGGACGCCGTACGTGGCAGGCGGGGAGGACGCCTGGGAGGACTTCAAGCGCAACGTCCTTATCGAGCTCAAAGCGATGGAGGTGATTGCCTTGTTCCAAGATATCAAAGGACACTGGGCGGAGAAAGACATCAACTACCTGGCGGAAAAGAAGCTGATCGCGCCGGTGGAGAAGTTCCGGCCGAACGACAATATCACCCGGACGGCGAACTACGACCTTGTGACCCGGCTTTATCCCTTCGGCGAAAACGACCTGGATATATCCAGCGTCAACAACGGGGTCAAGTACCTGGAGAACTTCAGCTATACGCCGAACATTTATGTAGGCATCTACCAGAACCAGGACATAGACGACCCTCAGGAACTGAAAGACAAGGCCACGGAGGTTCTCGCGAAAATCTGCCAGCCCCGGTACACCTACCGCGTGGGCATGGTGGACCTCCGCACCCTGCCGGAGTACAGCCACGAGGGCTTTGCCCTCGGCGACATGGTGGACGTGATTGACGAGGAGCTGGGCATCAACGTCCGGGCCCGTATCATGCGGCACAGGTACAACGTCTTCCAGCCCTGGCAGTGTGAGTTGGAGATCGGAGAGCCGGAGGAACGCCTGGTCGCGAAGTTGGCGGACGCTTTTGATGTGGCGAAGTTCGTGCAGGAGGCGTTGCGGCCCAACCCGGCGACATCTAACCTGCTCAAAGGCTTTATTAACACATTCGCTACTCAGATAAATTCTGCCAACGGCAAGCTTCGATGGAACGACTCGACGCTGGAAGCTATTGAAATAAACGCACAGGGGCAGGAAACTGGCAAACGGGTCAGAATCACGCCGGGCGGCATCGGAATTAGTACCGATGGCGGGCAAACCTATGTAACGGCCATGACCGGGGCCGGGGTACTGGCGAATACCATCATTGTAAACGAGCTTTATGCTCTGGCCACCGATGACGGATATACGAAGTTGACAGCCAGTGGGTTGCGCGTCTTTGACCAAAACTGGGCAGAAAGAGTTGTTTGCGGCTGGTGGATGGATGGGGCTACAAAGAGATTTGGGTTAAACGTGAAGGCCCAGGACGGAACAACTACGTTGCTTGACGACAGGGGAATACTTCAAACCTGGCAGGAAGGCCGTGCGGATAATGTAGATAGTACTTCTCCGTTAACGTTGAATATATATCTGCCACCGGAAACGAGGAGCATCAGGAGGGCATTGCTACGGTTTAGACGACAAGCGTTTAGGGCTTACAGCACGGGGGCGGCAAGCGGAGGAGGGCATACAAGTGGATCTGATGGTGGTGTATCTACGTCTACTTTAAGTAACACAACTATAGTACCGACGAGTGCTGATCCACATTATTATGCAACTGGTCAACGTTTGCTAGCAGACTGGATGTTTCTTGCCGGAGGGCACAGTCACGGCGGCTCTACTGGATCAGTAGGCAATCACAATCACGGAATTTCTGATGGGACATCATTGGCATTAGCAGGTGGCGGCAGCGTTACTTTCAGGGAATCCAATGCTCATAGTCACTCAATCTCAACTGATGGCACACATGCTCATGATCGGGATGTACGCCACTCCCATACTGTAACTATCCCTTCTCATGCTCATGGCTTTAGTGTCCCTAGCCATACCCATGCTGTGTTTGATCACACTCATCCCATTGCTTATGGAATTTTTACTTCTACACTGCCAACCAATATTACTGTAAGAATCAACGGCGTAGACAGGACAGCGGTACTAGGTGGGCCGTTTACCACAGACCAAGTCAATTTAAATATTGCCTCATTTTTAGTAGTTGGACAGTGGAATATCATTGAACTTGGTAGTGGTCAATTAGGTAGGATAGATGCTTCCGTATTTATCCAAGTGCTAATGGGGGTGTAAAATTGAAGGAACTAGAATCCAAAAAAAACTTTACTGCTGTTAAAAAAGCCAACGGCATTGTTGAACTCAGTTACAAAGTTGAAATGGCGGAAGAAGCTGCTGTAGCACGTGCTGAGCATTTAAGGGACTGGATATGTAGCTATAACAGACAAATAGAAGAACTGGGAAGGCTTAAAAAGTTAGCGGAAGATGAATTGGCAGTAATAGAATCAATCTATCTTAAAGAGGAATAAAGAATTGCTTTCCATGCGGTAGCCAATGCGCCATTTTTGTTCTGCATATCCAAGAGAAATGTAAGTTCTGTAGTTATGTGTTATATATTTGCTTTCCCATATTTGATGGGTAATAGATAGCCCGTACAGCCTCCATATAGCTTCATTTAATGGAGTATATTGCAGGTAAATGTCGTTATCTTTTTTAATAATTTTGTGGCTATTTTCCCAACGCTGATATTCTGCTGTAAGTATTTTGTCATTGATATATATTATTACTTCTTGTGGTTCAATTTCGGTCGAAGTTATAGTTTCTTGAGCAGTTTTGCAACTTCTAATAATTACAGTTTTGGTGCTATCATCCCACTCCACTTTTGAGCCTAATGCCTCACCAACGAACCTGACCGGCACCATTACCCTGCCGTTAATTAATTGGGGTGGCACGTCTGTTTGAATCTCCTTGCCGTCTACTATAAGTCGTATGTTCGACGAAGCAGTTGCTCCGATGGCGGTAGCAAGCAGTAACCCGATAACAAGTCCCATAATAAATTTTTTCACGGCAATCGCCTCCTTTTGGGATAGTTTACCACTGGGAGGTTTTTTATGCAATTATTGTTTCCGGAGGTGGCGGAAGAATGACTAATCTCGAGATCGCCGTGGCTCTGCACGAGGAGCGCCTCACTCAAATTGAGGAATACCTAGACAAGCAGAACGGTCGGCTGGCAAGAATCGAGGAAAAGCTGGATAGACTGTACATGTGGCTTATTGGACTTTTAGGCGGGGTGGTTGCCAGCTTGATATTGTTGATCGTGAATTTGGGGATGGGACGATGAGCACACGCTGCCTGGAATGTTGGAAGTTGCCGCATTGCGAGGCAGGCCAGGAGGAGGAGATGCATAACTGTCCGTTTTTTGAAAAAAGTGTTAATGAGAAAAATTATTGAAGGTGATATTATGCGCTTCTCAAAATTCATCGTTGCTACCGTGATCGTGCTGAACGTGCTATTCACTGCCTCCGTGCTGTATGTTTTTCTCCGGGTAGGCAGTGAGCCAACGGCGTTAATTGCGGCTTGGTTCGCGTTTATGACATCTGAGTTGTTATTTCTATCTGGCATTAAAAAACAAAAAATAAGGAGGGAGAACGGTGGGCACTAAAATATGGTATAAGTCTAAGACACTCTGGACAAACCTCATCGCACTCCTTACGGTGTTCGGGCTTGAGTTGAGCGGCGAGGAAGCGACCGCTATTTTGGCAGTTATTAACCTGATTCTACGGCTAGTGACTAGGGAGAAGATCGTATGGTAGGGGGTGACTAGAATGAAGGTAACGATCGATCCCGGACACGGTGGACGCGACCCGGGAGCAGTAGGCCCCACAGGAGTGCAAGAAAAGAATGTCTGCTTGGCTGTCTCCCTGCGTGTGCGCGAACTGCTGCGCGGCCAAGTATCCGTACACTTGACGCGGGAGACAGACGTGGACGTACCGCTGTCCAGGCGCTTGCCGGCAGCGGATGCGGCCTGCTATATCTCGATACACTGTAATGCCCACAAAGACCGTGAGGCCAACGGCACAGAGACGTTCTATCGGGTAGGAGGCCATACCGACAGTAAAAGATTGGCGGAGATAATACAGCGGCGCCTGCTAGCCCAGTTACGGCTGCGTGATCGTGGTGTAAAAACAAAGAACCTCCAAGTTATACGACAAGCGACATGCCCGGCCGTGCTGGTGGAGCTGGCGTTTATCTCTAACCACGCGGAGGAATCTCTGCTGGAGAGCGAGGACGGGCAGGAGCGTGCTGCACGGGCTATCGCAAGCGGCATTGCGGAGTTCCTCGGGGTGCGCCTTCAACAGGCCACTCCGCAAGCCAAGCCAGCTGCGCCGCCTACGGGGACTGCGAAATCTGCTAGAAAAACTAATATAGTTGCGGCAGGGGATACGCTCTGGAGCATTTCCCGGCGGCACAATGTATCAATTGAGCAGCTCCGGCAGTGGAATAATTTGCGAAATGATGTTCTCAGAGTGGGGCAAGTGCTGTTTTTGGAGCCGTGACATCCTCCCCTTACTAAAGTGAGGGGCATCCATCGGGATGCGAGATGTTAGCCAGCATTCCCCGGATCAACTCATCCCCCGACTAAAGTCGGGGGCATTCTGGCAAATGATTCGTAAAAAAGCGGGGTGAGGCCCCGCTTTTTTGTTTTTGCGCCGGGTCCTTCGGGTCCCGGCTTTTTTGTTTTTTCCGCTTGACTTTAATATTGTGGAATGTTATTTTTTATCTTGATACCGCTGGCATAATAGGGGACTGAAAGAAAATAATAGGGGACTGAAAGAAAGAAATGTGATTATCCCTAACCCCGCCGCCGGCTTTTATTTTAATCATCATAGGGGGACTGAAACTATGAAAAGTTGCGTTGTTTGTGGCACGTCCTTCGCTCCGGAGCGATACGACCAGATATACTGCTCTCCGAAATGCAAGGAGCGGATGAAGAAACGCCAGCAACGTCTCAAGCGCCAAAAAGCGGGCCGTTGTCCCCAGTGCGGCGGGCCGATGGATTATCCGGTCAGGGTCGGACCGGGGAAGGCCGCGGGGAAACAGAAAATCAGCTATTGCTCCAGGTGTCGAGAGAAATTCAGGGAGCGGAAGGTTGGCAGCGAGGAAGGACAGCAGTGAATAAGACGCAGAACGTATTAATATTTCTCCATGAGCTTCAAAAACGTAAAGCAGTTAACTGCGTCCAGCTTGCTTCAGAACTCGGCGTTACTCCAAGAACAATGTACCGGTACCTCAATGAACTAAGAGCAGCTGGCTATAAGTTTAAAACTAAGGGTGGTTGGCATGGATACGTTGAGTTGGTGGATGGCGCTGAGGATTTAACAGATAATTAAAACAAATACCTTTAACGGAGATACTTGCCCCGCTTTTTTATGGTATAATTAACCATGAATTCTATAGCTCAACCTGTTTTATACCTCAAGGGAATGCTAAACATCCTCTCAAGAAAGTATAAGTCAAAGCAATTTTCTGCACGGTTGTCCGTGCGGAGAACTGCTTTGACAAAGGCGTACTGAGCCTGAACCTCGGCGTGTGGTTTTCCGCGTTCATCTTTGTGTGTTACCACTTTTATCTCTTTTACGAGGGACTTTACAACCTCTCGCCTGGTCTCAAATGAAGGGTTTCCCCGGATTTTCTTCTTCAACTCCAAGAGCAACTCTTCTGCCGTATCAAATTCTTTCTTTAGATCGCCTTCCTTCTCGATTTGACGTTCTATATCTTTAATTCGCTGGTCCAGGACGGCTTTCTCTTGGGTGATCTTCTGAAGCTGCTTTTCCACATCAATACTGTCAATGATCTTGCGGCGATAAAGGTCAAGGATGCTCTGCTTCTCCAATTCCTTTTCGGCGGATGTCTTTTGCAACAGTTCCTTTTCCGTATTGAGCTCCTCTACTTTAAGCTTTTCTTTTTCCATTGTGCCAGCCAGCTCTTTTATCGTATCCCCCGGGTTCAAGATAAAATTAACACAGTCATCCCAGATTAAACCTTCAATCCATTGCTGGGGCACGTTTTTGGATTTACATTTGCCATTCAGGGGTCCGCGGTAGCTTGTTTTCCCACCGCAAACATAATAATTATTTCTTCTCCCGCTGCTGCCATAGTAAGCGCCGTGATAAGTGAGGCCGCAGGTACCGCATTTTATCAAGCCTCTCAGCAGGTAATCAATTTTATTATTTTTAAAGGCCTCAATCTTGTTTTCCTGTAAAACTTGCTGAGCAAGTTCCCATGTATCGATTGATACTATGGCCGGGACAATGCGAGAGATAACATCCCTTTTCTTGTCAGTCCGTTTGCCGTACTGGTGGAGCCCCTTGTATGTGGAGTTGATGATCATGTTCCGGATGCGGCCTGGCCGCCAGATACCGGCGGTGTTGACTTTGCGTTTGTTTTTAGTGTGCTTCCGGTCGTCTTTTGTATAGGATGGCGGGATTACCAGAGCATTAAGTTGATCAGCAATACGCGGGGTAGAGTATTTTTGTTCACATGTAAGGCGGTAGATTAAACGGACCACATCAGCCTCTGACATATCAAACCCGGGTAAAGGGTCTTCATTTACTTCCAGAAACTTCTCCTCATTAACCCGGTACCCGTAGGGAATGATGCCACCGAGCCATTTGCCTTCCCTGGCTGCCCGGTTTGCACCGTGCCAGAGACGATCCAAGGTGCTGCTTCTATCAAGGTCAGCTACGCCGGCAAGAACGGTGAGAAGAAAACGACCACTGGGGTCGCTGGTGTCAAAGGGTTCGGTCATGGAGCGGATTTTAATACCATGCTGCTCCAGGTCGTATACGGCATTGAGAATTACCCGGGCGGTCCGACCTAAGCGGTCAAGTCGGTAAACAAGGAGCAGATCAAATTTGCCAGATTGGGCGTCTTCGAGCAGACGGGCACCTTCAGGACGTTGTTCCAAAGGAATAGGACCGGGCACGCCATCGTCCTTATACCATTCTACAATGTCCAACTGGTGGAGATCGCAGTATTTGGTGGCGAATTCGATTTGGGTTTCGATGGTACCGCGCTCAGCCTGGTCTTCGGAGGAGACACGGCAGTAGATGGCGGTTTTCATTTAATATAGTACTCCTAAAATAAAACTTAAAGTGATATTCATAGCAAAGCAAAGGCACATGTTTTGATGTTCTGTGTAGTTGCAACCGATTCAAGATCGTTCTGAGAGAATTCACGCCCTGTCAACGGGACATCTACTTCACAAATAAGGCGTTGCTCAATTAAGTCTAAAGGAATAATTTTTTCGTCATCAAATTCTTTGCCTCGATTTGCCTTACTTCTTTGGAGAGCTTATCCAAGTCCTCGGTCATGTCTACTCCTTTTAATCCAGTATGCTTGTCTGTTTTGATTCTTCCTTCTTACTCTTTTTTTCCGCTTTCTTAAATGTGGCAACGGCCATTTTAGGATATTGCAGTTCTTTGCCTTCAAGCAGCTCCTTCACGGTAAGGATCTGGACCCTGGGAAACTTACCCTGAAAATATTCCGGCTCATAAAAACCCGCGGTTATAGTTTCTGTTTTCATGGGGGCAGTGGGTTCTTCAAGGGTGAGAAATGCTCCGATTTCTGCTTTCTCCCGTTCCATGTCTCCCTTCAATGTGGCTATATGCCCCCTGTTAACCTTACCGCTTTTAACCTGGACAATAATCCTTTTGGCTTTACCGCTATCATCATCAAAGAAATATATATAGCCATCAACGCCACTATCGGCACCTTTCTTCTTGTCTTGTGCTGGCCGGGCTGCTACCTTGCCAAGCGCCCACCATTCAAATTGATAACGGTTATGTTCGGCCAGAGCCTTTGCACCATGCAGGTCTTTGGGGTCTCCGATTACTTCATAAGGCGAGAGCTCCGGGCCGAAGGTATCCTCTAGCCGGTGCCGCATCAGGGTAACGGCCAAGTGGGTTATGTCTATGCCGATCCACCGGCGGTTAAGGCGCTCGGCGACGGCGATGGTGGTGCCACAGCCGCAGAAGGGATCCATCACAATATCGCCTTCGTTGCTGCTGGCCTTGATAATGCGTTCTAGTAGGGCTTCAGGTTTTTGGGTGGGATAACCAAGGCGCTCTTTCGAGGAGTTGTTGAGCTTCGGGATATCCCATACATCATCAACGGGTTTTCCATAAGACATGGCTTCTTTGAGGTAACGCCTAACCCTCCTGCCACCACCAGCATCCGAGAGTACGTATTTTTCTCCATGTTCATCTGTATGGACTTTCTGTTTGCGAACCCGCACATACTCCTCTTCAGAAGACCAGGGAAGGGCGTAAGAGTTAAACAATTGCGAAGGTCCCTTGGCATAGAATAAAAGGATATCGTGGCGACTGTTAAAAGAGTCAGCGAGCAGGGCGTTCCACCCCGAGTAATGCCATACGATTTCGTTGCGAAAGTTTGATGCTCCAAACACCGCATCCATCTCCAGCTTCAGATAATGGTTCGCCGTTGGGTCACAATGCAAATAAATGCTCCCCGTAGGCTTCAGCACCCTGTGCATCTCCACCAGCCTTATGGCCATCATCACCAGGTAGGCCATCATGTCGTTCTGCCCCAAGAACTGCCGCAGGGCCTGCATCAGGTCGGCCAGCTTCTTCGGCCCCTGGGTGACGATCTCATGGTAGGCTTCCTCGGCAGCCCTGTCCCAGTGCCAGGTATCCTCAAATGCGGTGATCTGGGCTGCCGACTGAGTGCCGTTCTGCTCCTGGAAGAGGACGTTGTAGGTGGCCTTGCTGTTAAATGGGGGGTCGAGATAGATAAGGTCGACTGATTCATCCGAGATATACTCCCGCATGATCTGGAGGTTGTCCCCGAAGTAGAGCTTGTTTTTCCATTGATCTTGGTCTGGCATGAATGGCCACCTCATTTTGGTTTGTATTGAATTGATATAGTTACTTTAAACCTGTTATCGCAAGGACCGTGTTTTACTCTACCTTTTGGCGAGCCCTCATACCCTTGGCACCAAAAGGTATCTTCTAATGGGCGATTCGCAGCCCTCCTGATGAAACTAGTGCGGGAAGTGGTCAAAGACCGGCGAGCACTGCGGTTGATCAGAGGATGGCTAACCGCCGGGGTAATGGAAGAAGGTAATGTACGATACGAAACCAGTGGGACGCCACAAGGCGGAGTCATCAGTCCATTACTCTCGAACATCTACCTGACCCCCTTTGACCGGGGCTTACAAGCAGCAGGATATGAGCACGTCCGCTACGCGGACGATGTATTAATCCTCTGTCGAACCCGGGAAGAAGCGGAGGCGGCTCTGCAAGTTGCAGACGAACTGCTAACCCGGATGAAGCTAAAGCTATCACCGGAGAAAACAGTCATCAGCAGCTTTCAGGAAGGATTTGACTTCCTGGGATTTCACTTTGGCAAACGCCACGTGGGCGTGGGTAAGAAGTCGCTAAAATCCGTCTATGCGAAAGTCAGGGAAGTGACACGGCGAGTTCAGGGGGATATCCCTGTAGGGAAGGTGATAGCTGAACTGAATCCAAAGATTGAGGGATGGGCGAACTATCACCGACATGGTAACAACATCGTTCTATTTCGTAACCTGGACAAATGGGTACGAAATAGGGTACGGGCGTACATACGCCGCCGATGGCGTGACCGTGGCAGGTGGAAAATCTACTCAGCTGAGGAACTGGACCGAATGGGTCTATCACGCATGGAACGGAAGATACCAAGGCATAAACAACTCAATCTCTTTGAGTCTCCCTGCTAAGGGATAGCATTGGGGCCGCCGGATGCGGGAAAACTGCATGTCCGGTGACAACGGGGGCTGGCATCCCGTGAGGGATGCCTTCTACCCACTATTGTATTTCCGCCATACACCATATAAGGAAAGGCTTTTG